TGAGCCACATCATCATCGGAGGCGAAGCCGCCGAGGGTGATGTGCGGGACGGTTCCGTGAAACGGAGTGGGCTTCACCTGAGCGGACGAACCTTGAGGAACCTTCAGGAAGGCGACGGGAGGAGTGGCGACCAAGTCGGATGAGCGGAGGACGGAGACGGCGAGCCCGGCACTCATGGAGAGGACGGAGGACTTGCTCGTAGGAGCGGTTCTTGCCTCACGGGAGAGGCTTGCGACGCAAGTGGCCTTCGCTCCACCCTCAGTGACAAGGGTGACCATGAACTGCTCCAGCTTCAGGAACACAAAGTGCTCCTTCATGTCGGCGAAGGTGTCGAGGTCGAGGACCGGTTTGGAATGACCACCAGAACCATCCTTCTTCAGCTTCAAGTAACCTGTGACATAAATGGAGCCGGGAGCGTCGTAAAGGCCGTCAACGGTGGTAGAAGAGGGGGCGGTAGGAACAGCGAGCTGCGTGGCGGTGAGGAGAGGGGCGGGATTGACTGGTGCGTCGGTGGAAACGTCGGAAGAAGGCATTTGAGAAAGAAGGGGCGTGCTCAAGAGGTAAGAGAGGGAAGGGGGAGAGGGTTCGAAATATTTACAACGGATAGTCTTAAAAGGTTATTAGTATTCGGAATAAGCAGAATCTACAAGATAAGCATCGGTAACAGCCACGTCACGGGAAAGAGTGTTGGGGAGGGCGGCAAGCCATTGAAAAGAGCGATGGGCCAGAATGTCGGCGAGGAAGAGGGACATGTTGAATGTGGGGGGGGCAGCGGCAACAGCATCAGCAAGGGTATCAGAGGGCGTGCTGTAGAAGTCAGGGGCGGTGTTGGAAAAAGAAGGACCGGCGTCAACGCCAGCAGTGAGAATGGAAAGGGGGAGGTTACGACGTCGAAGAAAGAATGTGGTGGTGAGACGATGAGCAGAAGCCTCATCCTCCGACAGGAACGGGACGAGCTGGTCGCCGAGACGGAAGCCGAACGAGAACTCGTACAAGTAGTTAAGGACGACATCCTTGTACCGGCCTTGCGCGATCCGTGCTTGGAGCCGAGTCCAGAGAAGCACGGGGCTCTTGAAAATGCCGTGAGAGGTGAGTCGCCAGGAAACAAACTCAGCCTCCATCCCGAACATCAGCTTGAAAACGAGGCGCAAGAACCGAGAGTAGAGTGGCCAGGTGGGACGTTCGACAGGGACGAAGTTGAAAACGGAGTCATCACCACCAAAAGCCATCGCGCGACGTTCACCAGTGAGATTGAAGCGGAGATTGGAGATGGCCATGTTGGCGAGGGAGTTGAAAATGAACGTGAAAACTTCACCAGTGAAGCGCATGATCGCGAAAGAACCGAGCCGAG